CTTGTAAAAAAGAAACACCAGCTTCATAGCTATTAGAATCGTAAGTTACATTAGAATACCAATCAGTCAATCTAACAGTAGTTGATAAATTAAGCTCAACCAGAAAAGCTGTTTTAGTAGCTGTGGATGATACTTGTGTTTGTAAAGCAGCAGATAGACTTCTAGGCATTAGGTAATAACCTCTCTAACATCAAATGAAATACTGCTAAAACCACCAATAGTATCTGATCTTATAATTTCATCGCTTTCCAGATAAACAGTAAAACTTGGTTTATTTACAGTAACAGCTTCATTATCTGCAAGAGTTGTTACTAAGTTTGGTGATATAAGAACAGTTAATTGACCAGAACTATTAGCATCAATATCTGATTGCACCATGTAGACCTTAGAGTGATTAGCAAATTTAATTAAATCACCAGCTTTTAAAGCACCTGTTTGGTTAGCTGTAAATCCATCTATTGCTATAGAAGCATCACCAGATACATGACTTCCAACAACTTGAATATCTGTTTCTGATTTACCAGCACCTAAGTTATCTAATGGTGCGACTATAGTAAAGTCCTCAAAAGAACCTTTTTGTTTTTGTAAAAATGCAAATACTTCTTGAGCCTTTTCTTGTTGTAAAGGTGGCATTTGCACTGTAAAAGAAAAATATTGAGATCCTATTTGTCTGACTTGTTTTCTACCAGATAAAGTTTGGTTTACTAAAGTAGGTCTATTATCTTTAAAATTTAAAGATCTGAAATTTGGATTAGTAGGAAATTGACCAGACATTACACTACTCCCATTTTGCCTTGATTATTCATGGCATTGTTTATGATTGATGTTATTAATCCTTTTCTTGATGCTAGTAATTGGTCAAATCCAGCAGCATCTACTGTTGATATATTGAAGTTGACTGTAGGAGCAGCTTGCATACCCTGACCTTTTGTATGGTCAATAACTGTTTCGTTAGGATGAACCATAGCCATAAAACCACCCTTGCCATCCATTCCACCTGCTCTTATTCCTTTACCTGTATAACCACCACCATCAAAATCACCTATATTATCTACTGCATTACCAAAATCACCATTAAATAAACTGCCAAAATCACCTATAGCACCCTTGACCATACCAACTAAATTTTGTACTAAATATACCTGTATCAATTCATTAATTACTGCTCTAGCAACTGAAGTAGCTAAATCTTTAAAATCTCCAAATTGCTTACTTGTAATATCAAAAAAATCTGTAAATGCTTTTGTAAGCTGACCATCAACTGTATCTGCAAAACTTTTAGTAATAACAATGCTATCTTTTATTGTATTATTTAAATTATTTGTAGAATCATTATTTTCATCTGTTGAAATTTTAAGTTTTTCTTGTATATCAAGTTGTTTTTGTTTTTTGTCAATAAAATCTTCTGTTATTGCTACATTATCTTTAGCTACTTGCAGTGCTACTTTATTAGATTCACTAAATGGGTCTTGTTCGTACATTTTCTGCAATTTAGCAACTGTTTTTTCTTGTTTTTCTAATATGGTATTTAATTCTTCCATATCTTTAGTAAACAAGTCAGGTTTTATTAAACCCATAACCTCTGAAAAATCAAGAATAGCTTTTGTTACATTAATAAATTTACTTTGTAATGGCACTAAAACATCTCGTTTTAATCTATTCATAGTGTCATTAAAATCTTCTGCATTATCTATTGTTTCTTGGTCAAAAATTCCAGTAGCAGATTCAGCCAAATCATCCATAGCCATAGCACCACTTTTTATAAGGTTTGCCATTTGAATACCAACCCTTGAGCCAAATACCTGAGCTAATAAACCGCTTCTTTTTAATGGGTCTTCTATAGCTTCTAAGCTATGGAAAAATTCTTTAAATAAGTCTTCAGTATTCTTAGTCTCGCCATTAACATCTTCTAAAGAAATGCCCATCTCTTCAAAAGCTCTTTTAGCTAAACCAGTACCCATAGTAGCTTCACCAACACCTTTAGCAAAAAATCTAAGAGCTTTAGTAAAACCTTCTGTACTTATTCCTGATTGTTCAGCAGCAAATTGATATTGCTGTAAGAATGTTGTGCTTACATTTACAGAATCAGCAAGTTTACCAATATCATCAGCTACTTGTAATGCTTGATTTCCAAATTGCACAATTTGTCTAACAACAAAAACACTAGCAAAAGCACCAGCTAATTTTTTCATAGCTGATTGCGTGCTGTTAATATTTTTATTAACTGAATTAAAACCTTTTTTAGATTGGTCTGAAGCTTTAATTCTTAATTTATAATCAGTTGCCATTTTTTATCTCCCTATTCTTTTCCTCTAAGTATGCTAACCATCCTGTAAACTCGGATAAGGTCATCTTTTCTTCTAGTTCCTGAAGTGTGTAATGCAACATTTCAGCTAGATAATATTTAGCAAATAAGTCCTTATCCTCTACTACTTTTTTGCTTGTTCTTCTACGCTTGGTGATGACATGATTTCAGTTGCAACTCTTGCAAGCACATCTTTATCTACACCATTCATAAGCGTATTCTTGTCTGATAGATCAAATACTTTTTCACCATCAGAATCTAAGGCTTTATGTATTAAGCAATAAGCCATTAACGCCACATCATCATCTTTTGCATATCGTTGCAATTTAGACATTTCTGCAAGTGTTAATGGCTTTGCATATACTTTAAGAACCTCATCTCCTTCACTCCATTCAGGTATCTCAATCTCTTTGATTTCTAATGAATCAAAATGAGCTTTAGCCTTATCTATTATTTTCATAGTTCTATGCTGTTGCTAGTGTTAAAGCACCTGTTCCTTGAACAGAAATACTAGCTTCAACCAATCCATCAAATGATGCACTTCTTGAAACACCAGTAACAATAGCTGTACCTGAATAGTATTTTGCAGAACTAGCTGTACCCTCTGGATAGAACTTAATAGTTACGCTTGATCCAACAGTTAAAGCTATTTGAGCTGTATCTGCTTCATCCCAATACACATCTAAACTTCCTGAGAAGGATGTTAATGATGCTAAATGAGTTCTAGCAGCATCACCCATAGATGTTGTTTCAAGAGTATCAGCAGTCTCTTCAACAGAATAAGACCTAATTTCAGCTACAGCATCAGTTCCAACGTGGACTGTACCTTCACTTCCTTTATGTATCGCCATTTTCTTTTACCTCGTTTTTAGTTTTTTTTGAAGAAGATTTAATTGTTTGGGCTGCTTCTTCTTTCCAACCCATATTCAAATATGACTCAACCTTTGACGGATGAGCATCTATAGAAATATTGCCATCTGGACTAATCATTTTCATAATTTGTCTCCTCTATAATGCTACGTCAGGATTTTTTTCCTTGACATAGTAGTTAGTTAGAAAGGTCATTGAGACATACCCAAGTGGTTTCTCACCTTCCGCGTTAAATTCAATTTCAGTAGATTCCAGATAAGTATCTTTTGCTAATCCACCTAATGTTCTATCAGCAGCAATAGCTTCTTCAACCTCTTTACTTATCGTGTCTATAGTATCGTCAAAATTGCTTACAGCTTTTGCATAGCCTTCTACAACAACACTTAGATCTCTACTCATTAATCTATCAGTGCCTATTACTATTGGCTCAGATGTTTCGGACTTTGTATAAATAACTAAAGCTGGAACTGTCTCTAATGGATAAACTCTGGACTCATACACTCTTGATCCAGTAGTTGTTAAGTTGTTTAAAGTAGTACCAAAGTATTCACGCACTTGTTGTCTTACATGATTTGCCACTATATTTTCTCCAACATCAATGCTGAAAAACCAGTTCTATCTGACTGGATATTAACAACAGTATAATTTTGTGCTGCTTTCAAAATGTTTCCATCAACATCTTTAATTGCAGATACATTTAAAGTATTACCAAATGCAATACTAGGAACATCTACAGTTCTGCAATAGGCTATTGGCTTTAATGCTTCAACACCTATTCCTTCTTCTTGTTCAACATATTCATTATTTAAAATGACATTAATTGTTGAAGCAGTGCCACTGCTATTTGTGTAAACAGCCGAAACACCATGTCCATATTCAATGTCCAGATAAGCAGACATATCTTCTTCAGTCTCTAATCTATATTCAGACATTATTGTTCCTCTAATACCAGTGAAACAAAACCTGTATTATCAGGTTCAACAGTTCTTACAAGAAAAGTAGTTTCTGGTTTTAATATGCTTCCTTTATTAGTTGTTATTGCGTTGACAACTAATCTATCTAATTGGGATATATAAGGAACATCAGTTGATTTAACTATTGCTCTTGGCTGATAGCCAGCAACAGGAACAGTACCACCTTCAATATTAAAATATTCTTGATCTATAATAATATTGATATTTGTAGATGCACCAGAGTCTATATCGAACCAAGTATCAATTAATGATGTTCTTGAATCCCAAAGATTGTTTTGTACTTCAAAAAATGTAGCAGTAACCCCATGACCAGTTGTACTATCAAGGTAAGAGTTAAAATCTGCTGCACTTTCTAAAGGCATAATTACTTCTTAGCTCTAGTTTTAGGAGCTTTTACTTCTGAAGTTTCTAAACCAACACTTCTGTCAGCTTTTTTTGTTTTTGATTTTTTTGTAGTTTCTTCGGCTTTAAAATAACCAACTAATTGATTGCCAATATCTACATCTAGTTCAACTATGTCTCCAGCATTAACTCTTTTACCTGCTGCCATAGTGTCTTTTAAAATTAAGTAATTTTTCATATTTAAGATGGTGGAGTTTCCCCCACCATTCCATTTAAGCATTAACTAATTAGTCGCTTGATTTACAGAAACTTACTGCATGTCTTACAGCTACATCACAAGTCTGAAGGGCGCACACTCTAATTGTTCCAGATTTTGAATGAGTATAAGGATCAACAGTAATATCAAGAGATCCATAAAGACCAATTAATAAGTCTGCAAAGTTACCAAAGTAGTAATCACCAGCAGTAACTTGGTTAGATCTGACAACGTCATAGCCATTAATTTGACCATCTGAGCCAACGATCATTTGACCAAAGCCACTAGCCTTATCTACAGATTTAAGAGTTCCCCAATCTGAAGGTTTAGCAATATACTTTAAAGAACCTTGTAAAGCATTATCAGCAGAAACAGCCGACTCCATCGCTACCAACTCACTGAAAGTAGGTGTTGCAGCAGCAAATGTTGTTGTGTTAATACCTGAAGTTGCAGAAATACCTGTAGGCTGTCCTGAAGAACCAGAACCAGCTAAAGCACCTAAATCAATTGCAAGAGCAATAGCTTCAGATAAGTCATTTCTTACTAGGTTTTCAACATCTAAACTTGACTGTTGAAGCATAAGTCTAGTCATTTCAGTATGTCCACCAATTACTTTTGGAGACATTGTTACTGAACCAACTGTAAACTCACTCTCACCACTATTTCCGCCTTCAGTTGCTATCCAAGCAGCAGCAGAAGCAGCAGTTTTCTTAGGTATTACAACATTTCCTTGTAATCCTCTAAGCATAGTAGC